TTGGATTCCTGCATTGACTCACGAATCTTTTTTCTAATAATTTCTTTTCCATCTTCTCCAGTCCAATGTATTGTTTTAGCTATATCATTATTCTTGCCTAATCTTAAACCATGATAATTGTCAGGTAGTCTATTAATCTTAAACTCATGTGCTACTTTGTTAAATGCTTCTTGATCTGATCGTTCTTGTCTCATCTCGCATCTGTCAAACCATTTATCTAATACAGTCTTGTCTTTGATACCAACAATACCAGTTTGCCATCTGTCAGTTCTTACTGCATGATCTTTAGATAATAGGTAGTCGTCTTTAATCATATCAAACATATCTGAAATATCTTCTTTGATTTCTATATCGCAATCTAACCAGATTATTTGTGTTGCAGGAACTTGCATCATAGCTTTAGGTTTGTAGAACCAAGTTCTGTCATCTGTTGCAACCATAAGTTCGTTTGGATATTTTTTAAGCATACCAAAGTTAGCTATGTATAATGGAATCTTAATATGCTTGTGATAACCTTCTAAGAACCAATCTAGTATGTCTATGAAGTCTCTATTAGCACCAGTTACAAAAGCTTTCATAATTGTATCTTAACTGTATTCGTATAAATGTTAAACCAATCTTTTGAGTAATCGCAGTTCTCATACTTTTCAAAGTAACAACCACCTTCTGTAAAGTGTATGTTTTTAGCATTAGGATTGTGTGGGTATTCGCCAACTAACCAATTCCATTCTAAAGGTAAGCCACCAACTTTATCAGTCCATTTGAATTGATGAAGTTCTAACCCTGATGCAGTATCAACGTATTCTTTTGTAAGCTGTTTGCATTTGTCAGTATTCATTAGCATTAGACTAGACCAGTTCTTTTTCTCATAAACAGTTTGTATTTGATTGCCGAACTTAGATAAATGCTTAGGTGTATAATTATGCTGACAAACCATAACTGCATAATCATCATTTCTTAAATCCCATAACTCTTTGATGTCAGAAGTAAACAACATATCGCAGTCTAAGAATAATGCCCAACCTTTGTAATCCATAAGGTAAGGAACTATAAATCTACTAAATGAAAATTCAGTAGATGATAAACTGTTTCTTGGTCTTGTGAATGAGTCTTTAAGGTTTGGAAGGCATAGTGGTGTAAATCTAACTGGTACTGAACTGTGTCTTAATATGCTCTCGCTAAGTATGTGATAAGCTATTTTCTCTTTGCTATCATAACCAATAAAAACATTAATCATTGTCTCTTAGTTTTTTTAACTCTATTTCTTTGATCTGAAGTTCCTCGTTTAATCTGTCTATTTCTTTTTTAAGTTCGTAAATAATTACTTCAAGATCGTTAGACCCTCTTTGCTTCTTATCAATCATGCTTCTTGGTTTTTTTCTTCCACACATTTGAACATTAAATCCTTATATATAATACCTTGTTCGTTTAAAGTTTCTATAATTAATTCGCCTTGTTTCTTGCCGAATCTATTACAATCTTCTAAAGTCTTGAAGGTTCTACCATCTTCCATCTTCAAAAATATGGGTCTATACTCCTGCCCATTAAAGATCAGCAAGAAGAATACTACAAAGTATTCCACTACTTTTTTTTATTCTGATATGCCCTCAAATATCTTCTGCCTAAAGCTACTGCTTCAGATTTGCTTTTACCTCTATAACCCCAAGCTTCTAAGCTTAGTTTTAATCTAGTCTTACGACCCTTCTCATCAAACAATCTACCTCTAGCACTTCCCATTCTAACTAGGAATGAACCTTTGCGTCTTAGTTGCATTGGCGAACTTGGACGACCTTTAACTGGTGGTCTTAGATTGCTACCAGTTGCACGATTGTATCTTGCTCTACCTGATGCTGATAATCCACCACGTTTATTTTTATCTGAACTTCTTAAACTAAACTTTACCATATTTCTTTGTGTTAATACTTATTGGTGCTTGTTTCTTAACTTTTAAATTATGTTTCTTCATAAGTAAATCCACAATACACTTATGACAAGCTTTTATGTGTTGCTCTAACTTATTAACCATTGGTCTTTTGCAGAATATACACTTACTCACTTTTAACCTCTAATATTTCTTTTTTTTCTTCAACTATATCATAAATAGGTAGTGGTGCATCAGTATCAGAATCTAATCGTTCATTAACTTGACCTAGCATTTGTTTTCCAAGCCAAATCAATAAAACTGGGTTTCCCTTCTCTACTGCTACCTGCCATTGTTTACGTCTTAAACTAATATTTCCTTCTGCTCTCCCTTTAGTGATTTCTGCTGAAAAATTATTGTGTAAAGTATCTCTATGGCAACCAAAAAAATCTGCCATTTCTTGCATAGTACAATGTAATCTAGCTAGTCTTACTACTTGTTCTGGGTCTATATCAATCTTTGGTCTTCCAACTTTTTTATTATCCATATCATTTTTGGAGCGAGTGGATTGGATTTGCACCATCTATTTTTGACTGGTCGTCAGAAACCCTGCTATTAGGCACTCGCATTTTAAATTCATAAGTAAAAAAATGTTTTTTTTGTTCAGGCGCTTCTTTTACAAATGAAGGATAATTAACTTTGCTTTTATATTTACTATTTAATGATCTATTATGAATTAGTTTGTTATTTACTAAAAAATGACCACCTTTAGACGTTCTTATTCCATGATATTTCCAATTTCCTGCTTTATAAATTATGCCTTGATGATTTTGATTAGTAATATCAGCATAAGAAAATACTATTTTAATATTAGGATTTGTTTTTTTTAGAATTTTTAAAGATATAGCTACAATTTTTGTAGTGGGTGTTAAATGTTTATTTAAAGCAACTCTAACTAATTCACAACATTCAGTAATTTTGACTCCAAGATGTTTTGGTAAAAATTGATTAGCTCCTCTACCATATATAACTACTCCAACAAAAACATTATTTTCCCAAACACCAATTTTTAACAATTTACCTGCTGGTACTGTTTTTGAGTAATGCCAATTTAAACAAGCATATTTTGTTGCTTCATAAGATGCGTAATCAAGTTTTAAATTACATTTACTCATTAATATTAAAACTGTTATTGCATTTTGGACATTTAACAAATTTAGGTTCTAATTCATCAAGTTTTCCTTGTTCATTAAAACCAACTGGTTCAAAATTTGGTATTTCATTTTTTAAAAAATCATCTTTTAAACCTAAAATTTTTAAATCAAAATTATCTTCTTTTAATCCTTCTATCTCTACTGAAAGTTTTTCTAAGTCCCAACCTGCATTAAGTGCTAATTGGTTATCGGCTATGATTAAAGCTTTGATTTGTGTTTTTGTTAGCCCAGAAATTAATATGCAAGGAACTTCTTCATACCCCAATCTTTTGATAGCTTGTAAGCGACCATGTCCAGCTATGATTGAATTGTCTTTGTCTATCAATATTGGGTTAGTAAAACCAAATTCTTTTATGCTAGATGCAATTTGAGTTATTTGTTCTTCGCTATGCGTCCTACTATTATTTATGTAGGGTATGAGTTCAGATACCTTCTTTTTAATAAGTTCCATATTAACCGAAATGTTCGTTAAATGTTCTATTAAGCTTTTTTAAGGGATTTGTAAAGAAACTCTAATAAATCTTGGTTTTGATAAAGTACATGACATAGTCCATTACCTATTGAATTACATACAAGTTCTTCTGCTTTTGCAGATAAGTCTAGTTTGTATTCATCATGTATCATGTGGCAGATTTCATGGAGTATTGTGTTAGACATCTGAATATTGTCTAATGATTTGTCTAAAGTAAGTGTGTTTGTATCTGAGTCAAATTCGCCAAATATCTTTTTCTTAGATGCTTGTTCTTTGTCTATTAGGTTTAGATTAATAATCCTGCTTCCAAAGGTTATCTTATCTAAGATCATTTTCTTTTAAGTCTTTTGGCTATGTAAAGGTTCTTAACGAAGCTGGATTTCTTGCCGAATTTTTGTCCAGCAGATCGTCTTGCAGATTTATAAGCTTTAGATTTTTTATTAAAGGATTTTGGTTTGCCTAATCCTTTTGGTCTTTTAGTTTCCCAGATTGGTTTTCTCATTTCTTTTTTCTCGGCATTTTTAATGGTTTAGGTTTATAAACTCTATAAGTACCTTTTGTTTTAACTTTGTTTGTATAAAGTTTGTTTAGCGAAGTTGATGTTGTCTCATTTGCCATTGTTTAATCTCTTGTTTCTTAGCTTGTTAAAATGTTTCCAAATAATCTTATCTAAGAACTGGTTAATTTTAATTAGAAACTTTATCATAACTTGCCTTTGTATTTAACTAATATCTGCTTAACATGATTTGCGTATTCTTTGCTAGTGCTAAAATTATCTAGTGTATCTGCTAATATCATTGGGTCTTTTGTTCTGCTTCTTACTATTCTAAATTCTGCGTAGTGATGATTATTGTTTAATATGTTTATGTAATCTTTAACTGACTGGCATTTAGTTTTGTATGTTTTAACTCTCCAGTTTATTGATGGGTCTTGTTTAAGTGGCAACATTCCATTTTTAGACCATATTCTAATTCCAAATAAATTTTTTCCTTCTGTTGCAAATCTTGATGTTCCAAAATTACTTTCCACGATTGCTTGTGCGATTATTAATGCTGTTGGTATTTGATCTTGCTTCCTTATGTCTAGGTTATGAAAAGCAATACATTTCTGCATTGATGATATAAACCTTTCGCTAGACATAACTTCAATCTTAGGTTCAAAAAAACCTATCTTCCTAATTTCATCTATTGTTTTTTGTCTTATGATACTCTTGGTGTAATCATTCGGAAAGAATGACCCAAGTACAAACACAAAAAGCAAGAATAGACAAATACAAGAGTATTCCCATAGTCTAATAGACAGTAGTTTAGTGTTCATTGGTTTAAGGTTGATAACCTTCCAGCTTTACAGCTTATCTTTGATTGAGTTTATTCCTCGTCAGAATCTAAATCTTCATCATCTGAATAATCTTCGTCCATATCCTCGTCAGAATCGTCATACGTTTCTTCAGATTCCATTTCTTCAAGATGATCTTCTAGCATTTCTCTTAAAGCATCTAGTTCTGTATTGATCTTGTCTTGTGCCTTTTCAAGTTTAGCTATTACCTTTTCTATTTTCATAACCAGTTCTCCTTTTAGTTAATGCAGTCCGAATAAAGATATTTTATGGTTATGTAAATATATAATTTTTAAAGAACTAAATAGATAATAAAATCAAGAGTTTAATTTTGACAGCACCCATTTTTCATAATCTTCGGCATCAAGTTTTTCCTTCATAATTTCCCATTCGTTCTTTTCTTTAGGTTTTTCAATGATCTTGGTTTTTAAGTCTTGCAGGGTAGGTAAGGTAATTTTCTTAGGTAAACCAGTCATACTGCTAAGACTTAACATATTTTTATCTATACTAGTAGTATTAGTAGTAATAGTTGTTGTTCTGTTTGTTATATTTTGATTTTTTTTATCGTCAGAATGTTGATATTTGTCATATTTTACAATGGTATATATGCTTAAATTTTTGATTAGATTTTGATTTATATTATTAGTTGAAATCAAATGATCTATGATTGTTTT